GACCACTTCCCACTGATCGCCTTTAACTTCTTTTTGATTTTGTAACAAAATTCCTGTCAAATCTTTTTTTGACCAACGTGTCATAACTAAAACTATCTTTGCACCAGGTTGAAGACGTTGTCTTGGACCAGATGTGTACCATTCGTACGCATTTTCCATCGCTGTCGCTGACATTGCGTCTTGTTCCGAGTGTGGATCGTCAATTATTAGTAGATCAGCACCTCTTCCTGTAATTGCTCCACCTACACCAGCAGCAAAATACTCACCACCTTGCGCAGTTTCCCACCTTCCTGCAGCCTGAGAGTCTTCCTGTAGTCTAGTTTTAAAAATTTTATGATATTCAGGAGAATCAATTAAGTTTTTTGCTTTACGACCAAACCTAATTGCAAGTTCTCCTGTGTGAGTTGCTTGAATAATCTTTAATTTTGGATTACGGCCCACCATCCATGCTGGTAACAGGTAAGATGCAAACTCAGACTTGGTATGTCTAGGTGGCATATTTACAATTAGACGCGTAATTTTTCCTGTAGCAAGGTCATTAAACTTTTGTGCTATGACTCTGTGATGTGCGCCCTCTATAAACTCGGGCCACACAGCTTTGACAAAGGACATAAAATCCTTGTGAGCCATATTTTTTATTTTTTTCTCAGCAAGTAATACATCTACTTGGAGTAATTCTTTACGGACTTCAGCAGGTAGTTTACTTATATCTATATTATCTAAATTCATAAAAAATTTTATAAAATTTTTTGCACCATCTTAGGTGTTCAATAAGTTTTTTACCACCATTAACTCTCTAAATCAAGCAATTCAACCTGAAGTAGTGGGACCCCTTTTTATATAAAAGGGAAGTGGGGTTCGCGTTACTCGCGAAGTTCGGTTTGTGTGTGGTACCTCTATTGATTAAAAGATTTTAAGAAAGTGCAGGCGAGCGATCGCCTGCACCGTGGTTGATGATTAGTCTAGCAAGACCATGTAAGCCTCAGCATTGTTCTTACGAAACCAATCGAGATGATCTCTCATAATTTTCCAATGCTTGCTAGCACCTGTGCCAAGTTTCTTATCTTCTAGTGTTGCCATGATCTCAGCTAAGAAGATACAATCGTGTCTTCTTGCTTCTTCTTTAGTTAACATAATAGACTCGCCATTAAATCTATTACGTCTTTCTTCTGTTCTATTGTCTGTATCTGTTTTCATATCCTTATCCTACATTATCCATTGTCATTGTCAACTGATTTGATTGTAGTTCTTGTCGCCATGTATGGTACTCGTTGTGGTCTATCATCAATGTTAGAGCCATAATCCCAACGTGTACTCTCGTACTTTTCTTTTACAACCTTGATCGGTGTTTCTAGCGGCTCGCGCCTTGGCGCAATGGCTGAGATAGCCTGAGCATGTTTATTTAAAAAATCATAAAGACATCTAGTATTACAAAAGTAATTATGGATATTATGATAGTTTGGATTAAGTTTTATTTTAATAGTTCTTAAAACTTTATTATCGCCTGAGCCTCGCACTCTTGATTGTGTTTGTTGTTCATGACACTCCGGACCATGACACCAATTATAATTACTCATATCTTCTTAGCCTTTCATTTTGATCTGTGCTTGGTAGCATTGACCAAAACATAAATACACCTAAGAATGCAACGAGTAATCCAATAGTAAAATCAAATCGATAAGATAAAATTCCACCTAACATTGCAATTACAAATCCGCTTAATCCAATTAATAATTTCATATTGCCTCCGCCTTTCTCACAGAATAATTGACTGCAGTTCTTGGGTGTTCTGCGTCAATATCCCAAAAATTGTAACAAGGAAAACCCTTTTGATCTGTCCATTGTTTTGATTTAAAAGTTTTAAACTTTCCACTCCATTCATCGTAGTATTCGTGTTCATCAACTCCACGACAATTAATAAATGCTTGTCGTGATTTTGCGTACCAACTAAAGTATTTCATATTGTCCTCTCTTTCTTTCTTTATTTATTTAAGGTTATCCTATCATCAATAGGATAACCTCGTCAAGTGTTAATTTAAACTTGTTTCTGTTTTTTCAAATTTAACACTCCCATTTTCTGCCTCATATTTTAGTCTTTCGGCTATTTTTTCTGCTTTAGTTTTAACTCTCTTGTTCTTCATTCCTTTTATTCTATCAGCTAGATTTTTAGGATTGTAGATAGTTAAGCCTGTACTATTAGTTCTAATAATTTCAGCCTCATCAATATTTAAACCAAGTTCAGTTGCAAGTTCTAAAGCCTCATCTAAATATTTATATCCTTTAAGACCGATTTTAATTTCTTTCATCTGGTCTAAAATAGATTGTATCCATTTATGATGTGCCATAACAAATTGTCCTTTGGCTTGTTTCCATTGTATCAACATCATATACTCTTGTTCAGTACACGCTATTGATCTGTCTCTACAATAATCTCTACCAATTAAATCTAATTGATATTTTTCGTTCCACTCTCTACCATAGCCTTTGTTATCATTACCAAGATACTTGTCGTTGTTATCACAATATTTTGTTTTGTGTGGGTTGCTATCTTTACCCTCTTGTTCAATCAAAATATCTGGGTTGCAGTTTTCTTGTGCTTTTAGTTCATCACGAAATAAAGCATAACCATAACTACTATCGCTATAATTACTATCACTATCACTCTCCATACTACCATTTAATCTAAAATCAAAATGGCTTTCAATAGTATCTTCTTTCATTATAGGATTGTTGTCATAGTCTCTATCTTCTTTCATTCCAAGATAATGAAAATGAAAACAACTGTCTTTAGCAATCGTACTTACATTCTCAAATTTATTCTGTAAGTGATATGCCATTTTAACATCATCATCAGTATAATGTCGTCTAACTATATTATGTGCAATAGTCCATGCCTTGTCGTTTATGTCAATCTGATCTGCTTTTAGATTGTCATAGTTTTGTTTTTCAATCGTATCTTCTTGTTCAAGATGTACTCTCATTCTATTGGCAATCTTGTTCCGATACTCTTGGTTTAATCGTAGTCTTGTCATTTTTGCCTTTCTATATTTTTATTTTGCATAAAGAATAAATATCACTTGACAATAGGATAGTCAAGCATTATATTTGATTAATTAAATTAATTTTAAGTTGGTGGGTTATTCTACCCTTAAATATGCTAGAGCAGGTCAACGACTTAAAAGGTATTTAATTGGGACAACTTCTGGTTGTGCTGTACATCACACCTTGTACCACAACGTCTTTGTGCAGTGAACAGCCAGAACTGATCCCTGAACCCGCGTTATGTAAGTTAAAAGCTTCACCTTGCAAGGTTGTGGGTTCTGGGATCAGATAGTAGCGTATCAAAAAAAGATGCTAAGTTAGGATTTGGATTTGTTATCATTAAAACTAACCTACTACTGATCCCTGGTCCAATTGATGACATTTAATTGTCTGGAAAAAACACGGTTGGACCTGGGATCAGAACTAGTTAAAAGGGTGCCTGGACATTTCTGGGCTATATCTGAGAGCGTGATACCGAACGGTATGACAAGATAATTCTAGATGAGTGCTTGCCCTCTCTGAACCACTAGTCCTGATCCCTGGCTATATACAGGTTAAGCCTTGTTCGAACGGTAAACAATTGTCACCAGGCTTCACTTAAGATTATGCTGTGTATAGCCTGGGATCAGAAATTATGAGTAGACAATTAGAAAATTACGGAATTAATATCCTGCAGCTGCACTTAGCGTGGCTCGTGGCCAATGGTTACAAACAACAGGCTGCAAGCGCAAGGCGTCAGATTAGAATGATTCTAAAAAAGAAAAACAAATCACAAGCGGCAAGCAGCAAGCTTGACAGCTGGTCCAGGAGATGATAGGATGGATTTAGAAAGGAATAATTATGGATACAACACAATTAAAAAGAATAGCAGATGCTTTAGAAGAGATCCTGAGACTAGTAAAGCAGGATATGCAAAAGTATGAAAAAAAAGATTAAACACAATAACCTGCTGCCATGGTTCACTCAGGACCATGGCACGCTGCCGGCCAGTTACCTGGCCAGCTGTGCAGAGTTTTTTAAATGGTTAGAAGACTCGAAGCGCAACGGGTTCAAAGCGCCAACAAGCAACAAGCAATTGACAAGCGGCAAGCTGTCTGGTAATAGTAGGATTATAAAGGAGAATAAAAAATGAAAACAGAGGAAGCATGGAAACTGGTTGGCGGGCTGTCGAAGCCTGGCAAGATGCCTGGCTGGTCCATTGGTATACCTGCCAAAGAATGCAAGACAGGCGCCAAGCTCCAGAAGGTCCCTGGTTCAGTCTGTTATGACTGTTACGCCATGAAAGGCTGTTACGTCTTCAAGGTGGTCCAGGATGCACAGTATAGAAGACTTAAAGCAATATACACACCGCAATGGGTCCGGGCTATGGCACATCTTATTAACAGCAAGAAGCCCAACGTGTTCCGCTGGCACGACTCTGGAGATGTACAGGACTTAGAACATTTAAATAAAATATACGACGTCTGCAGGTTAACACCCACAAGGCGGCACTGGATGCCGACCCGTGAAGCATGGATCAAGGACCATCTCGACAGGGCACCTGCGAATCTGGTCATTAGATTTAGCGCACCGATGGTGGACCAGGCAGCACCTGCCAGCTGGAAAAATACTTCAACTGTTGTAACGGCTAACGCTACATGCCCAGCACCATCTCAGGACAATCAATGCAAAGATTGTAGAAATTGCTGGAATTCTGAAATTAAAAATATATCATACGGCCAGCATTAATGACATTTCACCACCCAAAATATTATGCTGCCCTACGGGCAGAGAGAAGGAAACAACAAGCCACAAGCAAACCAGAACCAGTTCAGGTTCAGGAAGCGACAAGCGTCAAGCCTCAGCAAACATCAAGCGACAAGCTTCAAGCGAAGAACAACAAGCAGGAAGTTTCAAGCCCAAAGTAACAAGCTCTCTGATCCGTGTACCACGGTACAAGGACCATGAAAAAGTTTTCATGGGTAAAGGACCGAGGGCCTTTACCAGGATAAATGAGTTGTTAGGATGGCGCACATGGAAGGCAATTTGATGTGGCGAAAATTTGATTTTGTTACCTTTTGTTACCTTGAGTTCTACAGTGAAAAAGTGCCCAGAATTATTATAGCCCAATAGATCAGGAGTGCCGGATAAGCTAAGATTTTCAAGTCTAATCCACGAAATTTCAGGTAACTTTCTTTTAATTTCTTGGTAAAATTTTGCTTCAGGACCCATTGAATTTTCGAGGTAATCATTACAGTCAATTACAGGGTATTATTACGTAATTTAGGTGGAATGATTATGTTTCTATTCTGTTTTGTTTTTAAAACTAAACGGTGAGACTCGTGATTTTTAGTGGCTCCCAAGATTGTTTGACTATTTTCGTAGACTTCCATTTTCATAATTTCCTCTAGGAATCCGTCTTTCTCAACATAGATGACAGCGTCACTTATGGCATTACCTTGCCTCGTACCTGACTTGTTACTAGCAGTAAAAGTGGAAAGAAATTCCTGTAAGTCTCTTACTCTCATTTGTTTTTTTCTGCAACAAGTTTTTCAATTTCTTTTTTATAAGTCTGGTTGTCATACCTAAGTTCAGCAATTATTCTAACTTGCTCTACCAATTTGGAACTTAGTTGATCAATTATTTGTTTGGACCCATCTAAAACATTTTTAGTTTTAATCCAATCAGCTTCTTTCTGTTTGTACTCCCAAATTTCTGCCTTATGTTGCTCAATTAAGTAGGACAAATCTAAAGCCCCTCTATCATCATTTTTGTGTTTTCTTTCATTTTCGTGGCTCATATCTTCTCCATGTTCTTTCAGTTTAGTATATGTACGTTTATCTTTCATACGCTTGACAATATAGGATACTTACCTTAAATTGTCAATCATGGGATTACCAAAAAGACTTACAGAAATGCAAAAAAGATTCGTTGAATTTTTAGTATTTGGCGGACCTGACGGGCCGGTCTCCAAAACAGAGGCAGCTTTACTTGCAGGCTACAGTCCGAAACGAGCAATCGTGGAAGGCTCCGAGCTAACTAACCCAAGACAGAATCCATTAGTTGTAGCATACAAAGCACAGCTAACGGAAGACAGACTACAGAAGCATAATGTAACTTACGACAAACACTTAGCTGAACTCGATAGAATTAAAGGTCTTGCTCTAAAAAAGAATTCTTTCTCCGCTGCCGGTAATATGGAAGTAGCGAGAGGAAAGGCTGCAGGATTATATGTAGACAAAAAAGAAATAAGATCAGGTAAATTAGAGGAAATGACAGAAGAGCAATTGCAAGCAAAACGCCAACAGTTATTAAGCGACTACGCACCTCTTTTAGGTTTGAAAAGTGTCGAAGGTGTGGCTGAGGAGACAACTAAATCTTATGAATCTTCCGAACAACCGAAGTTGGTATCATCGTCCGATCCCCAAAAGTCAAGCCATCCTCATCCCGATCAAAAGAAGCAAACAGTTTAATTGAATTCTTATCTTTGGAATACAACCAACCTTCATTGACAGGGTAACTTAATTTCATTTTATCAAATTCTTTATCACTAGCCCAGCCGGAGTCACTCAAGATGTCTATCCACTCCACCCGGACTTTAGGAAAAGGTATTTCGGGAGTTGTACGAGTTGCGATTTGTTTTCTTCTTCTCTTAGGCATATAAGAGATATACCAGATATTTACAGTTTTGAAATTCAAAAAAGTTTGGCCCACCGGGATAGAGCTACTGTGACATTAGTGTACAACTGACAATATTTTCTGTCATAAAAACATTTTTTGTCACTAATTTTGTCACGTATTATTGTTGTATACCAACACTAATAGCTCAAAATGACAGAATGACAGTTTTTTTTCATGTTTTTTTTTTAAAAACAAAAAATATCTGTGAGATCTCTTATATGTCAGTTACTTTTGCCGTATTTACGCTTTAAAGTTGCCAACTTTTCGCCACATTCTACATATTTATGCAGCAATTTGTCAATCTCTCCAGTTATATCAGCATGTTCAGGTAGTAGTTGACTTGAGTACATAAACATATTTAGTTTAGCCTCTGCATCAGCCATATCTGCCTCATACTTTTTAACCAAAGCGTTATATATGTCGTTGCTATGCGCCATTGAAGAAGTCCTCCGGATTCATTGGTGTTGTTTTTTCTTTTTCATCGAATTGTAACTCATGATACATATCCAATCTTTTTAAAAACTTATGTTTCCATTGTTTTAATTCATGATCTTGTATTTTAAATTCTTGGTAATATAAATCTGGAGTACACATCATTATTACTCCTTGCCTAATCTTACTACCGTACGTGTGGTCGTGCGCCATAGCGTAAGCTGCTATTTGTAAAAAATAATCTTCTATCCACTCTAATTTTTTAGGGCGGTTACTTTGTTTGAAGTCAGCGATAGTTTCTAAACCATTGTGAAGACAAACGAGATCAGTGCTCCCAGCATAAAGGCCAGGATAATGTAATGTAATTTCTGAACCATACACTTCTTCAACAGGTGTGAGACCCACGTCAATAATTTTTTCGGCCATGGCTTGCGCCTCTTGTCCGAGCCCTGTAAGATCAGCGTACCCAATTCCTGTGATATAATTCTCCAAGAATTTGTGCATGGCAGTTCCGCGTTTACTAGATAAATTCTTGATTCGTTCTGCGTTTTCTTCTCCAACTTTGGCCTTCCAGTCTTTTAAAAATTGTTGATTTTTGGTGGCTCCTAATATCGTAGTTACGCTTGGAAGTCTAGACCCATTGAAGTCATAAACCCTGGTCCCAGTTCCATGATCCGTGATCTGTTTTCCTTGTAAATACTTGTATTTCTTATTTAATTTGGGAGCCTGGAGCTTGTTTATAATATCCCAATGTTCCTTTAAATCTTTTTCATCCATCATAAAATTTAGCCTTAAATAGTTTACTTTTTAGCGTAGAGAATCGATACTGAAGCTCACTCCAATTATCTATTTTCTTTTTATTAAATTTAATATTTAGTTTATCCTTATGTTCTACATTAACATGCATCAAAGGATCCCCATAATTTATTTTCAATACCTTTAACTCTTTTCTAATCGGTACAAAAAAATTTAATTCAACAGGTTCTTTACAATTTAAATAACCAGGAATAGTTTCATATGGTTTAAAATGCCACCATGGATTAGTTAAATACACAGCGTAATCACATTGAATTATTATTTCAAAATGAAATTTTAATAATAATTTATACGGACTGTTTACAAAGTTTAACAGTTGATTGTCATCATGAGCATTAACGGTGTTATTACCCATACCTCCAGAGCCTACAAAAGCGTTCCATGATCCGTCGTCCTCGAAGTTTACATGGATATCAAATGGACTCTTAAACAAAATAGTATTCTTAAATAGATTAATCATTCCAGGACAACTACGAACAGTCTTTGAGATAGGTATCTTAGGATCAATTAAACTTGGCATTGAAGCCAAATAAGGTGGTAAGTTTTTAGGAAATATAGAGAAACATTTCTTGAGTCTATCAATAGGAATTCTATTACTATTAATAGTTATATTATTATTTTTAAAAACCATTTCTTTCTTCTATTTCTTTCATTTCTTCGGGACTTATTTCTACCTTATCACTCCCGTCATTTTTTTTAAAAGGATCGTCTCCATTTAATACTTTTTTCTTAAAAATTTCGTCAAAATTTTTTCGGTAAAGGTCCGTTACGACTCTAGATTTACCGTCCCACCTTCTACCTTTATCTTTATGAGCCATGTAAATTCCAATTAAATTTTCTAGTAAGTCTATACTCCTCTAAATCAACTACGTTTTTAGGTAACCCATCGTAAGTCTCGTAATGATCTATTATTTGTTCTACCTTATGAAGTTTAGTTTTAGCATAAGGCCAAATATTGACACAGATTTTGAGACAATCCCTATGGGATACTCTCCAACGCCATTGTCTTTTCTTTCCAGGTTTTACTTTACGTTCGCCCCAATGACCTACTTTAAAAGTTTCATGACACCATTTAATAGTGTCCTTATCAGTCATGGCTATTTCTAATCTAATAGACCAAGTAGGATAAGCTTTTTTGTTATGCGCTCTTTTACGCATGTATTGTTTATATTGAATGCTGCCTTCACCATCGATTAAGCCAGCAAGATAAGCTATGTCGCCTTCAGTCATTTAGTGCAACTTATTAACATCGCCTGTAATAGGATCAACATAATGATCAGGCTTAATAGTTTCGGGTGTATAAACATAAAATTCTCCCTCTGATTCGCAGTCCCAACATTGATGTATCATTGCGTCAGAATGAAAACTTGCAACTTTAACAAATCCATTCCCCTTACAAGTAGGACATATTACTATCTTAGTGTTAGTCTTTTTTAATTTTGCCATTTAACTTCTTCGCTTTCTCATTTGCAATTGATTCGATGGTCTTACTAATCGACAAAGTCGCATCGGGTAATAATACCTTCGACAATGCAATCAAAGTCTTGTATGTTTCGTGCGTTAACGAAACGTTTCTATATTTTGTTATATCAGTCATAGTTCCTTTCATTTATTTCTGAGCAATATATAGGATTGAATAAGGATTTGTCAAGATGAAAATTTTACTAACATTAATAATGTGTAGCTATACAGCGAGCACTTGTTTGCAGCCATATGAATGGCCTGAGAGATATCCCGATATGTATCATTGTATGATTGCAGGGTATGAAGAATCAAAAAGAAAAATGGAAGAAATTGGAAAACAAGAAGTTAACAAACATCAGATATATATTAGGTTTACTTGCACTGAAGTCAAAGACATTTGACAATGTGGCAAAATTGTGTTAGAGCCCAATTATTCTCACCACAATAACCTATCACCTTTCCCTCTTGTGATAGGTTTATTTCATTTTCTTTTGTGTAATATTACCGTCATCGTCTATCCATAACTCCCAGATAATTCCATTAGCACAGTAATATCCATGTAACGTTTTATTTTTTTTCATCTATAATTAGTTTATTGTTTAAGTGATCCATTTCATGTTGTATGACTCGACATGGAAGGTGAAAAAAGCCTTGATGTTTTTTGTTTCCTTCTTTATCAAACCATTCTAAGTTAACAGATAGAGATCTACTCATTGTTACTTCTTCTCCTGGACAAGACAAACACCCCTCTACATCCTTCATCTTTAAATTATTTTTTGCTTTTATTACTGGATTAATAAATACTTGTGGCTTGTCTCTTTCATTACTTGTGTCCATTACAAACATACGTCTGTTATAGCCAACTTGATTAGCTGCTAATCCTATACCATTGGCAATGTACATAAGCTTAATCATATTATCTATAATGATACTGTTTTCTTCGCTCAATGGAAATTCTACCTCTTCAGTGGGCTGTCTTAAAAATGTGTTTGGGTGTTTTAATATTTTCATAACAACCCCCACAGTTTCCGTGCACGTACTCCTGCAGGAGCAAAGGCTCCGAGGCTATCCCGGTTAAAACCAGGGTTATCGCTTGACGTACAGGGAATAGCGCGAGGCATGATATGGACGCCGGTCCTTTTCAATTCATTTACACATACAACCATACAAACTTCCGCTCTTATCTTTCATTACGTGAGCGTTAAGTAACTCACTGTAAGTTGTTAATTTTAATCTCAATATATCACAAAGATCAAAGCAATTTACCAGAAGTCGATCGAGTAATGTTAGTCCTTCTATCATCTGTTTTGTTACTGGTACTAGATGATACATTCCATCGCTCAGAATAATAAGTTCCATTTGCAAACTCCTTTACGTATTGATACCAAAGAGTTTTATACTTTGGATCTTTTGTTTTTTCCCACAGTAGTGTTATTTGGTCTATCTTCTTTCTGGTCATGTGTTCTTTTCCCCCATTTAATTATACGATCTACGTTATAAGCTTTAATTTTCATTTTAGGTCCGTAAGCTTTCCACGCTTCAGCAACTAAATTAAGCTCAATTAACAAGTTCGTCCATTGTTTACCTGATATATTACTTACTTCTATATTTATATTTCTATCTTTCATTCTGTATATATAGGTCTTTATAGGATAATTGTCAACTACTTTCTACGAAATTTTCCCATTCTTTTTTCATGTTTGTTGGGTCGTTTTTTGTGACGTCCCGGGCGTTTTTTAGGTTTATCGCGTTTAGGTTTAGTTACTACACCAAATTTAGCTCGTTTACCCATTACACCCAATCTTTAACAAATGGCTTTGCGCCTGCGGGTGGATGAATCACAGGTAAGTAACTTATTTTACCATTAATGTGTTGATGAAGATCAGCTCCACATGTCATACATCTATAAAATTCTTTAGTAATACCAACTAACATTGTGTACTCATCACACGTTGGACACTTACCGTTGACTAGTTCTGTTTGAAAGGTTATGCTTTTTTCGGTCATAGGCTTTTTTATTCTTTATCACAATTTGGCGATAACGTCTATCTCTTAGATACTTTGCTATTGGATTTTTTTTATTCAAGGATTAATGAAAGAATTTTCTTCTCTCCCATATATATTTCGGTGTTAGCTTTAGATTTAATGCATTTATACTGCACTCTACTTTCAGCTTTGAGCTGTCTCTCCGCGATACGCTTGCCCTTAAGGCATTTTGAGAGGCTGTCCATATGTAAGTGTTCCTTAATTTCATGGTCCACTATCATCAACAATGCAAATACTACTTCTACCATTTTAACAATTCCATTTTCTTAAAGATTTATTTATTCTACTGTTTGGATCTCTCGCTGTCTTTGCAGAAGTTCTTCTTTTCTTCATACCACTCATTCTTGCACAAAAAGATTTACGTCTATTTGCCGCTTTAGATCCTTTTTTTAATTTTGACGGTTTAGTTGTGACTGCAGTTTTAAGTTTAGAACCTGGATTAGCACGTCTATAAGACGCGACCCCTTTTTTATTTAGTCCTCCCGACTCTGACTTTCCTTCTTTTCTTTGCCACGCAGGAGTTTTTCCTCCAGAAGCCATATAGGCTCTTCCATATCCTCGTAAAGCAGCCCCGCTCATTAGCCCTGACTACGTCTAATAGCTCTATTAGTGGGAGCACCTTTAGCGCCTTTCTTCCTCATCTTTTCCCCACGTTTTCTTTTTTGATGAATATTATACCACAACCCTTTCTTAGCTGTGCGTCCGTCTTTAGTCTTATGTGTTCCTTTACTCATTAGTGTGTTCCATTTCCGTTAGCAAATGTTCTTTGCTTATCTTTTAATTTTTCAATGTCCGATAATATCTTTTCTACGTCCTTTTGTAAACGTTCAATATTGACCGTATTTGACATCATATCCTGCATAGCTGTCTCTATTTTTTCTACTTGTCCACTCATATGCTCTATAAGCATAAATTGTTCGCTATCTGCAGGAAGCGAACCAAGTTGGCCCCGTGGCCATTTGATTCTAAATTCTGTATTTTCAATTAAATCTTTAGACATTAATTCTA